TTAGCTAAAGGTTTCAGTTCTTTAACCTCTACTATTGGACTTAATCCAAATATTTCAAATATCTTATTTACAGAACCTAAAACAGTATCCTGACGTGGCTTAACATACGTTTCTTTAAATAGTTCGTATGATTCTAATATCTCGGTTCTACCTCCTAATTGTCCTTCGGTTTTAATACCAAATAACATTCCACTTACTGCTCTATGTCCTATAATTATGTTTTCAGGAACTGCTTTTGCTCGCAGTTCAAATTGCTTATCTAAAGTGTTTGGTTGAAGTGGTAATACTTCGGCTGCTTGGTCTTTACCGTCTGCAAAATTATAAAGTATTTTACTCCCGTTCCCGTTGGCAAACTTTGCATTAAATCTTTTTTCTATTTGGTCTTTCTCTGCATCGGTTGCATTACCGTTTAAGAAATTAACCATCGTGCCACCTACAAATCCGTTCTTTACATTATTAAGGTGAAATTGGGCTATCTCTATTTCTTCTTCAATAGCTTCTAAGGCATTAATGTAAGGTGGTAATGAATAATGCTTCATACCGGGTCTTGGTTCGTAATGCACCAAAATACATCTATCGTGAATTACCTTTGGGTCATACTTTGGTAGTTCTAATATTTTAGGATTAAAATTAGTTTGTCGGTTTATAGGTGTTGAGAATCTTGTTTCCCAATCTAAAGAATAAAGATATATAGAACTGTCGTTTCTATCTTCTGCAATACGGTCTATGTCTATGTTATAAACCTCAATAGGTTTGCCAAATTGGTTTCTTAATATTTCAAAGGCATAAGAGTTATGTATCTCAAAGTTAGTCCAAGTCTTTTTAATTAAGGCATCCCAACTTTCAAATGGATTAGGTCGCTTTAAAAATTGCATTGCTTTAGCAACTTCAATCATATTAGCTTTTTCAGGATTAATAAACAATCCCCTTCCTACTCCATAACTTATCTTGCCGTCTACTACTGCTCCGTGTGTATTGCCTTGATTGTAAAGGTCAATAAGATAAATAGGAAATAGGTTATCTATGCCTCTGCTTATCCATCGTTTGCCGTTGGTGTATCCTTCAGCAAATGATGGTCTATTATAAACGGACAAATCAACCGAATAAATATTTGGTTCTGTTTTAATCGGTTGTTTCATATACTATCGGTGCTACGTTCAATGTGCTTTCAAATTCGGTTTCTGTCAATGCTATTACTGGCACTCGTGCTATTCCTGTTTCCAATAAATACTCATCACTTGGAATAGTCTGTGTTACTACTGACTTCTCATAAACCTGATAAATGTAATCGCCTGATATTAAAGTTACGTTTGCAGGTTCTGTTAAATTGAAACGGTTGTATCTTTCAGGGTAAACACTTGTGTCAGTTAAAAAACAAGTACTAACTTTATTGGTTGTCTTATTCGTAAACACAAATAAATAATATGGATTTGTTAAAGTAACATTTTCTGTTAAAGTCAAATCTAATATACTTGTGGCTGCTCTATTAATTATAACCATTTCTTTAATAAGTAAAATATTTAAAATTGTTTATAAAACAAAAAAGGCTGTAATTACTTACAGCCTCCTTTGATAGTTAACTAATGATTATCCTGATATGTTTCCACTAAATGCAGGGAAGTATATTGTAGGCATATTACTTGGTTCAGCCGCTTCAAAGTTAAGCGTGTAACCGTTCATATCTCCATACGCTTTTCCTGCTGTTGCTTCACTTGGTGCTAAATTGACACCATTGTCAACTCCTTGAAGCCAGTAGAATCCATTTTGGTCTTTGGCAATTAATAATAGGTCAGCCTGTGCAAGTAACAATATCTCTCTTTGCTTTCCAACTTCCATTTTACTTAAAAGTAATTGGGCTGTTTGGGCAAAAAATACTGTTCCATTTTCTTCACTTGTAGTGATTGATTCACCAAAAGTTGAAGTCTGCTTACGTGGTATGTATTTATACCACGCAACTGTTCCTGTATAGCTTGTTACTTGACCACTTGCATTCTTTGTTACGGCAAAGTCAGTAGGTCGGTTTGCTAAGAAAAACTCCTTAACACCACCTGTTGAATCTTTACAACCTTTTACGAATCCTTGGGTTAATGCACAAGCCATAATTATACTAAAATAAATTCTACAATTTCACTTGGATAAGCAACCTGAACACCCATCTTAAATTTGGCTGTATATCTCATTTTGTCACTTTCCAATATTTTCCACTCAACCTTATCAGAATCATCTAACAAATCAAATCCTTTGAAGAAGTTACGCTTCTGTCCTAAATAAAGTTTGCTTGTTCCTGTTAGTCCCGGTACTCCTACCAAAGTAACATTCTTACCAATTACACCCATTTCGTAATTAACCCATTTAGTTTGGTCAACGTGATAAAGGTTTGCAGTTTCTAAGGCTTGAACGTAAAGGTCAAACACATCAGTTCCAACGAATAATACTTGGTCACTTGCGTGTTTTAGTTTCTCTGTACGTGCTGCACACATTGCGTTAACAATTGCAATAACGTTTGAAGTTGTAATACCTGTTGCTACTGTTACGTTACCTGTGTTACCGTTGATTGCTGTTGCTGCTGTGATTATCTTGATAAAGCCATCAAACATTGCCAATACTGCATCACCTGAAGAGGTGTTACCTTGCCAAGTTGCTACTTCAATATTTTCTACGATTAAGGCTTTAAGTTCATCACTCATTTGAGCACCTAACTGTGCTGTGATTTCATCCTCTCCTGCTGCACCCGGTGCAAGTAACATTTGAGTCCACTTTGGTAACAAAGCATCCATACAAAGTTCGTCACGGTATCCAATTTTAGAAACGGTGATTTCACGCTGTGTGAATGTTGCACTACCTGATGCTACTAAATCACATCCTGTGGCTTCTTGTGGATACGCTGTCAATGCAAATAATTGCAATGCATCTGTCTTTTTTACTCCTGCTATTGGGGTTAAGTACGGTGCTGTCTTACCTTCATAATGCAGGGCTGTTAGCAATTCTCTCGATTGCTCGTTTACATAGTTTACTAAACTTGATACTACTAATCCCATTTGGTTTATTTTTTAAATTTTTCTAATTTTAATTTTTCAAACTTTGCAGTTTGTGCTTGTATTAATTCTTGTGCTGACATTTGCACTGTATCTGTTTTCACGGGTTGTGATGGTGTGCTTACAGGCACTTCAGATAACGCCACAAATGCTTCGTTTAACAATTCATTAATCTTGTTATGATTTGCTATCTTAGCTTCCAATTCCGCAAACTTTAACTCAACCGCTTTTGCATTTTCTACAATGCTCATTTTAAGTTTTTCGTTTTCGGTTTTCAAAGTTCCCATGTCGCTTTTCATTTCTACCATGTCAGGTGATTCTGCTTCGGGTATTTCTGATTCTACTACCTCAGAAATTACACCATCCAAAACTACTACCTGTGTTCCATCTACTAAAGTGTGTGAACCATCAGGTGCAGGAATATCACCATCAGGTGAAATTAAAGACATAACACTTCCAACTGCTAAAGTTGGTGTTGCTCTTACTGCTTCGCCTGATTCTAAAGTTGTTTCAACATAATCAGCCGCTTCTACTTCCTCAACTACGGGTGGGGGTGTATCGTATTCTGAAAATGCCACCTTGATTTTGTCACGTAAATTTGTTAATTTTTCTATTGTTGTCATTTTATTAATAAGTTACTATTTACTATTTGTTTAATTTACTAATCATTTGTTCAATTTCTTCAATGATTGAATCCTCACTTACTTGTGGATCTAAATTAAATTGACCTTCTAAACTGAACCCTACAAACTTGCCCGATTTTACATCTTCCCAAACTTGGTCATCTTCTATCTTATAACCTACATACCAAGTTCCATAAGGTAAAGAATCAAACGGTGCAGGATTTGGTATTCCTTTCTTTTCGTCTGAAATAAAAGATTCCATAAGGTAGGCTTGAACTGGTGAACCTTGATGGTTAGTATTTACTGCTGTGGTGTTTTGAGATTTAAAAAACTTTTCTCTAATTTTACGAATGTTCGCTTCTGTGCAGGTAACGTTACATTTTCCTATCCCTTCAAACTCCCTATAAATTAATTGGTTTGGTATTAAAACTGCACCAAAGACAATACGTTCTTCCTCATTTTCTATTGAGAATTTAACTTGTTCTTCTTCAAATGCAATCCAACCTACCTTTATTGCAGGTCTATCTACCAATGACATACAAGTAATTCCTATCTGTATGCTATCATCTACTGACATTTGTAATACTGGTAATTCCATATCCTAATAAGTACTAAATTTATTTTTGTTTATTTTACAACTGCTTTTGCTGTGATTCTATCGGCTGCTATTGTAGCTTCTTGAATGTCTTTTTGTACTACAAATACTTTAACAGGGGGTTGCTTTTGTTGTGGTTGGTTTGGGTTCTGTGGTTGTCTTATTTGTGTGAATCCTGTTGTTGGTGCTTGAATACCTCCACCACCAGTTCCACCGCCACCACCTCCGCTTGTATTTGTGCTGCCTGTTCCTTTAAAGGTTTGTTTTTTAATGATTACTAACTTTGCTAAACCTTGTGCTACTGCTACGGCTGCACCTAATATAGATGTGGTTTGAGTAACATCACCTGTTTGCAATCCGTTCTTATATGCTAATGCTGCTGCTTGATAAGTAGTGATAACAGTTTCTGCTATTGCCATTGCTTTGTTACGTTCAAAGGCTTTCTTTTGTGCTGCTTCTGTCGCATTATCACCCTCTTGATTTAATGCTCTTAGCAATTCAAACCCTGCTGTTATTGCTTGAGTTTTTAAAGATTGTAATGATTCTTCATACTTTTTCTGTTCTTCTAATGACTTAGTATTTGATTTTGTATTTATCTCATTAGTTGCATTTGCTATCTCTAATTCTGTGGCTGTTGTATCTATGCCATAATCTTTTTGTGCAACTAATTTAGCATTAAGTTCTCTGATTTTTACATCTTCAAGTTCTTTTGCAAATGCTTCATCACTTGTTTTATTTTTAATATGATTGTTAGTTATTTCAAGTCTTTGCTTATCAAAATATTGTTTAGTTAATTCTTCAGTTAAAGCTAACTCATCATCTTTTATTTTTTTTAAATCATCTTGGAATTTCTTTTCTTGTTCTAATTTCTTTTTATTATTTTCTTCAATTTGATTTCTTTCAATATTTCCTCTCAATAGAAGAGTGGCACTATCAAATTTTATCAGGTCAGCATTTACTAATTCAGCCGCCTTTCTTTCTGCTTCCCTCTTTGCATCAAATTCAACAAGTTCTTTTTCATTAGCGTCTTTTATTAAATCTAACTTAGACTGAAAATCAATTGCAAGTCTTTGCTTTTCTTTTTCTGCTGCTACTTTTGCATTTTCAATAGCCTTATCAGTGTCCTTTTTAGCATCTGTAATAGCCTTATCATTTGCTGTCTTATCTATTGCCTGTATTGCTAATTTTGATTTGGCTAAGTTTTCTTCTGATGTTTCTATATTTTTCTTTTGTTCTACAAATCCCAACTCACCTGCTTTCTTTACTTCTTCGGGTGTTTTCCACATCCCGTATAAATAAATTAAGCCCTTTGTTTTTTGACCTAACTTTTCACGTTCTGCTACTGCTCTTTTTAACTCCGCCTCTTGCATACTTAGGCGGTGTTTGTCTTGTGCAATTAGCTGCTCGGTTATTTTTATTTCAGTTTCTAAAAGTTCCTTTTCGGTTTTGCCTTGTAGAATTTGGGTGTCGTGGGTGTTCTTGTGGGTTTGTAACTGGTTGTTTAATTCTTTTTTAGTGTCTTCATAAAGTTTTTTAGATTTAGCTTGTTCTGAATTAGCCCCTTGCATAGCTACTGTAATTTCATCCCAATAGGTTACTATTGCCGCTAATGCTACAACTATTAAACCTATTCCCGTTGCTGCTAATGCTATCTTTGAAGCCTTTGAAAACCCTTGAACGGCTACAACCATTTTCTTTGCACCCTTTACCACGTCATCAGAAAACGCTACAAAGTCTTTTCTTGCATCCATTACACCCTGAATACCATCAGCAAATGCCATTGTAGCCTGTAACTTAGCTATTGTTTTTTCAATATCTTCGCCTGTTTTACCAAATAAAACGGCTGCACCACTTGCGGCTTGAAATCCTCTTACTACTCCGTTGGTTAATGTGGCTAATCTTGCAAATTTATCAGGGTTCAAACCATTAACTTTGTCATTCAAATCGCCCATCTCATCCTTTAAGGATGCTAATTTAGCTGCTGCCTGTGTAGCTTCAGGGCTTAACTCCCCAAACTTACGGGCTAATGCAATAGCTTCTTCTTTGGCTTCTCTTAATTCGGTCTTAATACTTTTTACCGACTTATCAGAACTACCTTTGTTTATTTCTAAGTCTAAACTTATTTTTTTTTCTGCCATTATACTATTACTATTTTATAATAAATTACTAATCTAATATCTGTTGTTCCACTTAACCAAGTTCCATCTATTGATAGATTTACATTTCTTAAAAGATTGTAACCTCCTGTTACCGTTCCTAATCCATAACCTGTTGTTAATCCTAACCAATTAACTCCTAAGATGGTTGCCATTAAAGTTGCATCAGTATCTGTTTTTAATTTTATATCTCCTGTTCCTGTCCAACTATATCCAGTTCCCGTATTCATTGCTTCTAATGCAAATCTTGTTATATCATAATATTCATTTGCTGCTAATTGTGGCAATACTTCCGTTACTGTACCTCCATCTATTGTTTGTAAAAATGCTGCATCTACTGTAAACTCTGTTTTATATTCAGCTAAACAATTATTAAACATTGCACCATCACGATTCATTTCAGCACTATCAGAATTAAATAAAAGCACTCTATCGTTATAAACCTTAGTGCTGTCTGAACCTAAAATAAAAACATCTTTTACTCCTATTGGCACATTGTTATTTGAACCTCTTACAATAGTATTAACTCCCGAATTAATATTGTCACTACCTCCATAGTTTTTATCTGTTCTAATAGTATTACCATCAACTCCTAAATTAATATTATAACGATAAGGTAATGGTTTGCCGCTATCATATACTCCTGTGCCACCTCTTAATGGTTTTACGGAAGTTGCTGCTGCTGCTTCACGATTTACTTTTAATAATCTACATTTGGTTAATTTAGTTCCACTTATATCAAAGTCTTCAACGCTTAATAATCTGTAATAGGCTTCTTTGATAAAATATTGCTTTCTAAAACTTAACGTAATAAAATCAAATACTGATAAATCAAAATAGGCTTCTAATACTTTAGAGTTCTTATTGGTTAGATCTAATACTGTTTGTTCCCAGTATGCTTTATAAAGATTGTTATCAGTAACTTCAATGTCTGTTCTTACTCCTAATGCTGCATCATAATACACATTTATTAAACTACCATAGTTTAAGTCAAACGTAGGGTTATATGGATTGTCTAAATGTCCTGCATAAGGATATGTAGTTTTAGATGTTAATATTGTAGATTTTAAAAACCATGTTTTACAAGGTAATAAACCTCCCCAATAAAGTATTCTTATTTTAGATTTACCTTGCTTGACCTGATTGTCTTGGTCTACAAATGTAAAATCACTTATTATTTTGTCATCACCTGTTAAATTACTTAATGGAGTTGCTGCAAAGATTGGTTTTATCTCTTTTGTTTCGGTTAAGAAATCAGTTTCAATATCAATAAATTCACTGCCATAAACTTCTTTATTTGCTGTATAATAAGAGTTGTTAAGTCTGTCGGTGTCTTGCTCGTAAGTAAACTTGTAACGTTTTTGTTGGTTCATTCCCATAGGTGTAAAAACAACGTTTTGTCCTATGTCTATTTTGGTTGTCCAATCAACTACATCAGATGTGTAGTAGTCTTCACGTGGCTCTATTAATAATGTCTTATCGTTTATTTGGTCAAAGTAAAGATTAAACATTTTACTTAAACTTAAAATAAAATCTTTTTGTAAATAATCAGAAGGCAATAAATCACTAACATTTATAGTATCTCCTAAAACTATTTCAGGCTGTGGAATATTTTGAAGAAATAATGAATTAATAGTAACATTCATATCACCGTTTACTTTAGAACCTAATTTTACATTTAAATAACTTGCATCAAGTTCTACATAAAAATTAGTAGCAACCAAATAAACCTTATCTCCTGTTTGTAATAAGTGTGTATTTGAAGTTTGCTTTAATGTTGATGTTGCTGAAACTTGCGTACTACCTGTAAAAGTATTAAATATTATTGTCCATAAATCTGCATATTCTCTAATTCCTGAACGTTCTATTACTAAATTTATTGAACAACCACCTGTTAATACTGGCTTACTTGTAGTAGCTGTCATAAACATTTCAGCTTCTATTCCAAATTTATAATTACCATTGTCGGTACAAGTCCATGTATAAGTACCTGTATTAAATCCTCCGTAAAAGTCATTTGACAATAAATGACCTCCAACTGTTCCTGTTGCTGTGGTTAATTGTAATATAGGCTGACTTGCTTTATCATTGTAGTTTCCACTTGTAGCCGTTTGTGATGTTCCTTTGCCTACTGTAAAACTACGTGCCACTATTGTTCCGTTAGAATTAAGTAGCTTTTCTTGTGTAAAAGGAAGGATTAAACTTTTAAATCTTGTGCTATTTAAAAAGGCACTTGAATAACTCCATCCTGCTGCCGTGAATATTCTATCTATAATGTCCTTAACAAATATTGCAGGTCTAAATTGAGTAACACTTAAAGTATTTATATTATTGGTTAGTCCGTAGTTAATCATTGGATATACATATCCAACACCTAATGTTGGTGTCCAACTTGCTTCAACATTTGTTTTTGTCCAAGAATGATTTAAGTCAGTAAAACTAATATCACTTAACTTTAAATTCTTAATATCGTTAAAGAAGTTTCCAATGGCAGCATATACGTTTACATTGTAGGCTATTTTATTGCCGTCTAAGATAACTATATCAATCATCTGACAAAACCCACTCATAACTATTGCATTGTCATTCATAACAACACATTTAGCTTTTAAGTTCGGGTTAAAGTCTGCATTGAAATTAGTTAAAGATGTGTTTTGAATTTCTTTGTTGACTTCAAATATCATCCCAAATAAAGTAGATACCGCAGGTGTGTTCTGAATTAAGAATCCCTTTGAGTAATCTATCTGCTTTTGTTCGGGGTTTTCAATATCAACTATCTTTTTAGTAATTAATATTGAATCATCATTTACAATCGGGCAATTAACACCATTAATAAATACATTTATCATTGTCTTCTATCTTGGTTATCAATCTCAAAACTAAACGAAAGGTTAAATAATTTATCTACGGTGTTTGTTTTATGTTCAAATACATTTGGGTCTTTAACGGTAATGTTTACAAATCCATCAGCACTATTCCAATAAACCATAGGAGAAGTAATTAAATCTTCTAATCCATCAAGTTCCCATTGCTTTAATATATCTGAATTTAGTGTGTAGCTTTCTTTGGTGCTTACAATAAAATTCTTACCTGTTATATCGTAGCTGTTTCTTACTATTGTTGAACCTGATATTGGAAGGAATGTTGGATTGTAACTCTGCCGTTCTATTTCGGTTGTATGTCGTGAACGCTTATTAAAAATCCAACTATCCCATCCACCGTATCTATTCAACCAATGTATCTCAAAGGTTTCAAATTTGGAACAAGGTGTCCAGTCTATTTCATATAAATAACATTTGCTTAACTGATAACCTGCACCACCTGTCTTAATACAAACATAGAAATACTTTTCATTACTGTCTAATCCTAATATAGTTCCGCTTCCTATTGCTAATAATGCTGCCGTTCCTATGTTCATTGATTGCATAGAAGCTACTGAAGTTACAGATGTAGAATAACTAAATGAAAGTGCAGGGGCTTCTGTAAAGAATGCAAACTGTGCAATACTATAAGAACCACTTGCACCCTTCCATAGCCATTGAATCTGTGTTAACTGATTATAGTTTATTTTCTTGACGTTGTAACCGCCTTTGAAGTATGTTGCAGGTGCTGCACTAACTGCCGCATCTGTTGCACTTACTCCATTGTCAAACCCGGTAAGTAGTTTGTTAAATTGATTTGTGCCTGTACCACTATTAAGATTGTAGTCTTGCCAGTCGTTAGCTGCCCAACCTTGATACTTAAAGAATCCGTTATAAAAGTTAAATACTCCTGATGATGTTGGGCTTCCTGTTACTGATGGTATTGCACCATAGCTTTCACCAAATGTTACCTTTGCTGTTTTGTACTTAGTTGTTTCGTACTTTATACCTGTTGCACTTGTTCTTAGGTTAGTAATTCCCTCTGTTATCTTTGACTGAAGTATTTGTCTTGCATCAAATAATATTTGAGTAGTTGAAGGAATAATGTCATATCTTAAAGTTGCAATAGGTGTAGCATCTGTGTCAGGTGAATATACCTTAACCTCTATTTTAAAATTAGGTGCTGTACTTAAAGATGAACTTACTAAAAATTCTATTGGATTTCCTACTGGGAAGAAATAAGATGTTCCGCTTGTGAATGGTTGCTGTTGAATAGTAATTGCCATACTATCCTAAAAAGTAATTATTTACTATTTGTTTTTAAAAACAAACTCAATGTCATTTAAAACCTTATCACCGTAAACATCTAAGAAGTTAGTTTCAAAGGATTTAAAAAAGTCTTCAGTCATTACAGAAGAATAAAACGGCACTCCTTCAGTTCCCTTTCTTTTGATTGACCTGCCGATTATGTAGGCTAATTGGTTTAACTTATCCTTTATTGATTGTCTACTCTTAACTCCTTTTTTCTTTTTATCATCTTGGTAACCATCATACACTATTCCCCTATTACGCATAAAAGATAGTATTGCTTCACGTGGTATTGGTCTGCCGTTCTTTTTAAACTTAAACCTTCCTGTGTTCTTTTTCTCGTTTGCCCAACCACTTACACCTTCATCAATAAACTCGTAGTAGTAGGGCATATAGATTTGAACCACCCACTTAGTTGCATACTCTGTTATCTGTTGGTTATCGGGTTGTCCTACTTCCTGCGCTGTTACACCACTTCCAAACCTATTATGACCTTTACTATCCTGCATAGTTGAAAGATTTGAAACTATTTTATCTATTGCCGTTTGGAAAAAGGTTTCTAAAAAATCTAATTCTTTACTCATTTCTGTAAACTTTCAAATGCTTCTTTGTTCAATATGTATTCCATCCAATTTAATAACTCTGCTGCCTTCCAATCGTATATCTCAACTGTCCGACAATTACATACCTTTGATAACTTTTCTAACCATATAAACCAACTATAAACCTCTAAGAAGTTTCCGCTAATGTTTGGGCTTGGCTCTTCAATATCTTGTTCATCTCCTTCAATTTCTTGAGGGAATAGTCTTGGATAATTCTTGGTGATAAGTTGTATTTGCGAAAAAAAAAATCACTTATTCCTTTTGCAACTGTGATCGGGCAATTATGTAATATGTCATCCGATTTCGTATCAAACTCTTTATCTCCAGTGTCAAGTATAGCAAGTATAATATGAATCTTATCTGATAGGTCTTCTTTGCAGGTTTCTAAGAAGTCAATCATTTGTCCTGCCTTCATATCACTTAGCTTAATTACAAAGTTATATCCGTTCCACTTGGTTACTAACTTGGTTTTAATCGGTTGCTCTAAAAAGCCATACTTAGCCGTTAGCTTAGTTATCTCAC